TGGTTGCCTTGGCTTCTGCTGCGGTGACTTTCGACTCGTAAACCTTGCTGATCTCGGCTTTCACCTTATCGATCTCGCCGGCATCCACCAGTTTCTTTGCGTCGAGGTTGGTGACGGTTTCCAGCGCCTTGCGCGCCGCATCCGGATCCGCGATGCCATCGAACGCCTTCAGGCTGCCTTCTGCCTTCTCTGCGCGTTCGCGGTGCCCCTTCGCCTCGCCGTTCAGGCGGGTGATGGTGGCGACGGTGGCAGGAGCGTCGAACTCGACTTCCTTACCGTCTTCGTGGATGTAGATCGGACGTCCGTTGCTGACGACGACGTGACCTTGATCATCGAGTTTGAGTTTCATGTGCGGGGTTCCTCAGCCATCCGGCTATAACGACCCATCCGGGCCTTTGCGCCCTGCGACATCCGCCGCGTAGGCAATAAAAAAGCCCCGCGTTGGCGGGGCTCATGGGTTTGAAACGTGCAGGCCTATGGGAGGCCGGAACTTAGTCGCTGTCCATTAAGAAGGCAGGTGAGGCACACCAAATCTTTCTGTCCGCCTACTGCCTTGCCGCCCCTCACTGACAAATGCGACTTCGTCTGAATGAACTCGCGTCCGCCGCAACGATGACACTGAAGCATGTCGGGTGGCTTAGGCATCGCCCGGACCCTTGCCCGCACTCTTTCGGCCGGAGTATCCGGCGGTGGTGTTCCATCGATGACGCGAAATCGTCCCATCTTGGTGAATGATTGCAGGTCTCCGGATGAAGTCAAGGCGACAAAGAAAGGGCGGCCGAAGCCGCCCTCTCATCTACGTTGGCTCGCCATGCGACGCCCGGCCAAACCTTGTCGCACCATGCCTTACCTGCCATACCCGGCCTCACCGAAACACGTCACGCCGTGCCTGCCTGCCGGACCAGTCCTCGCCTGACCGCGCCTGGCCTTGCCATGCCTGCCATACCAAACAGCCTTGTCACGCCGCAGCGGACGTTCCTTCGTCGCGCTGGTCGACATCACTGCGCACCCTCTCAGCCGCGTCAAACACTGGCTTCAGCTCGCGGATCCGCGTGTACTTCTGTTGCAGGGCCATGATCTCGCTGAGCGAATCGCGAAGCATTTGCTGGTAAAGCTGATCGTCCGACAGTACGTCGGCAATATGCCGGTAACCGCCGCCTTGGTGCATGCGATCCGAGCGGAGGCTAACAAACGCCCTCACCGTCTGGGTGCCACTGGGCGCCTCTTCCACCACGACGTACGTGCGCAAAATCTGCCGCGTCTGGCGGTAGCGGCATGGCGGCGGGCTCTATGGGCTTTGCAAGCATCCTTCTCGCGCTCTTTGCTGCGTTCGCTATGAAAAGTCGCGAGCAAAAGCTAATCGATGGCGACGCGGTGGATGGCTACAAGAAGTGCCCGAGTTGCGCGGAGCAGGTCCGGAGTGAAGCGATCAAATGCAAGCACTGCGGGTCTAATCTATCGACGTTAGATTAAGCCTGACCGCGTACACGCCCACGGAGCCGCAGGCGATTCTCGATCGCGGCGAAGTTGTCCGGCCGTATTTCGAGCATGAGATTGCAGGCTAGGGCCTTTTGAGGGCCTCATTTTTAAATGCGCTTTTCCAGCTCCGCCAATGACAACCACCGGCCCTTGTCCGAATAGAAAGCGTCCAGCGACACCTTGCCCTTCTGCAGCAGCGCATACCGCGCCGGCCCGAGAATGTCCTCCTGCCGGGCTGCGCTCTGCTTGGCGAACCACTCCTTGTACGTCAGGTCGGCCGGGACAGCACCGTCCATGCTTGCGCGTGACCCCGGCGTCATGTCGTCAATGGGAATCCCGAGCTCCCTCCATGATTTCAAAACCGGCACGCTGACACTGCGGCAATTGAAGTGCAGCCGCCCCGGCCCGTCGCCCCACGGGATCTTGTGCCCGATCGGCTTGTGATCGTCCGGCGTGTAAGTCAGGCCATCGCGGATCCGGCACGGCGGCGACGTGCGCGTGTCCAAGGTCGACACCCAGCGCACGGCTTTGACCAGATCGGCGTTTGCATCGACCATGACAGCCCTAGCCGTTTGCGCGGTATGCGACAGCGCCGTTTGTACCACAGCCGCCAGCTCATGCCGTGGCTTGTTCAGCAGGCCATCGGCGTACTTGAGTGCGCGCGTTCCTCGCGCCTTGCGAATGATGTCGGCGGTCGTCTGCCCCTCGACGTAGCCGGCGCGCACGGTGTTGCGAATTTGCGCCATACGGCTGGCTTCGAGGTTCTTGCCCCAGTCCTTGAGCAAGCGCCCCTGAAACGGCCGCGACAACGCCGCGGCATAGACCTGTTCGGCGCTGATACCGGCGATCGGAAACTGAATTTGCACTACGGATGGGATCGCGCCCTTGAATGCGCCGACCTGCCCGGCCGCCTCAACGCGAGCAAGCCCCTGAATCTCTGGCTGCAGGGCGTCAAGCACGGCGGCGTAGGCCGCGGCGTTGGTCTGGTGCACGCTTGTCAGTACCGCTTCCAGGCGCTGCATCGTGAAGCTCTCACGCTCCAAGCGCATCAGCGCCTCGGTGAGCTGCGCTGTAAGCGCCTTGTCGGCCCTGTTCAACACCGCAATCATCCGCTGCACGACGCCAACGCTGAAGCGGTGCAGGTCGTGGGCATGATCTATCGCCTGGTCTTGCAATAGCGCGCTGGCGGTGGCGTCGCGGCGCAGAAGTAGCGCGACGGTTTCCTTTTTGTTGACGGCCGCCATGCGTTACCCCCTGACGCTCGTCGCCGCACCTACCTCTTTTGGTACCCCGAGCCCGCCAAGCGCCGGCCCTTCTGCCTCGGCGGCGGCAAGCTCCGTCTCGGTGTCGATGTCCGCCGACAGCACGCCGCGGCGTTTCATTTCCTCGATCACGGTCGCCTTCGTCACGATGCCCGCCATGTTCAGGTCTTTGACCAGCGTCGCGCTGGCATCGCTCAGACTGCCTGCGCCGAAGTCCTTAAACAAGGTGACTCGCGGCGGCTCGATGCCGGCGTATTGCCCTGCGAAGACCAACGCTTGGTCTAACGCATCTTCGAAGCTTTCAACGATGCGTTGGAGGTCGCACTTGTTCGCCTCGGCATCGTTGCTCGATTCGGCGGCTGTGCGCGTGCCTGGCTTCTTCACAAGGAGCTCGGCGCCCGTTTGGATCATCTGCTCTTCGAGGGCAACCAAGCTGTCCGCACCTGCCTTGATCGACGCGCCGGTGTGTTCGATGTATTTCATGTCAGAGCCGATCGGCAGCTTGACCGCGGCTGAGCCACCGACGGTGAGCGTTGTTTGATCGTCGGCACCGATCATGGCCAGAATCGGCACACGCGCGACGTGCAGGATCGTGTCCTGGTCGCTCTGACTTTGCCAGTGTTTGCAGTTCAGGTGGGCGAGATCCAAGAGCGGCGGCCGGCCAATCATGTGCGCTACACGGTGGCCATACAGTGGCACGAACGGGATGAAGTATAGCGACGTTGTCCCTTCGTCGATCATCGTGAACTGTTCATCCTTCACGCGCTCCCACAGCTCCCACGACCCCGGCCGCAGGACTCGCACCCGGTCAATCATGCTGACGCCATAGTCGCCGCTCGCCACCTCGGCCCATTCGAGCAGGCGCAACATCGACAGTCGGCCCTGGTCATCCAGGCGCCAGCCGAGCACCTGGTCGTGCTTGACGCGTACGAAGTATGGCCTGACACCTGCCGCCTTTTCAGCCGCCTTGGTCGCAACGCCCGCCTCCGTTCGCTGAACGTTGGCAGCCCTGGGTACGTCGACGTAGATTCCCGCCAAGCCATGCGCGACCGCCTCAGCGAGCATTTCGGAAGCAAAGACATTCAAGCTCACGCCGGCACGATCGATATCATCGAACCACGGCTTCCATTGCTCGAGTACCGTATCGGGCGCGTCGCTTACGGTCAGCTCTTTGGAAAACGGCTTACCCGCCATCACCGACACTGTGCGCCGATAGGCCGGAAACAGCGTGGCGGTGCACAACCTGGCTGCGTAGGCGTCCTTTTCTTCGGCAGGCTGCTTAGGCATGAACCGCACGCCTTCCCGCCGCATGTGGCGCGTCCCACCCATGAGCGCCTCAGTAAGGCACCAGTCCTCCCGCATCTCAAGCACGGACGGGATGCAGTGATGGACAGCAACGGTGACGGCAGGAGGCATGTCAGATTCTCAGCGGTTGAACGAGCGCGATACGGCGCTGTATCGGGTAGCGGTAGGCAATGAAGTAGCCGGCCGCGTCGATGATGTGATCGAGTCCGCCGGACTTGTCCGGCTCGCCGTTCTTGTCGTATGCCTGTTTCTCCAAGCTCTCGACGAGTTCGGGGCAGGTTTCCGGGTTGATGCGGTAGCGCCTCGCGCCGTCTTTGTTGACCATCGCGCACACCGACAACACGCGATCCTTGATGCGCGGGTTCGTGGCGTTGACTCGCACACTGAACCCGGCCGCCCGCAAGATCGACAGGTCGGATTCGCTGGCGTTGTTGCTCTTGCGGCTCTGCCCGCTCGCGTCGGGATAGACGATGATCGGGTGGCCGGCGTGTCGCGTCTTGAGCAGCGCACACATGGCCGGCGTATCCATCACCCGCGTGTACTCAAGCACCGCGTGCGGGTCGTCGCCGCGCAGCACATGAACCGCCGCGCTCATCTTGCCGACGTTGAAGTCCATGCCGATATGTAGCGCCTCGGCTGGCTGGATCGTTTCAGTGCTGGCGTTCTTGTGGCGGTCGAACTCCGCATACACCGAACCGGCCACCAGGTTCACGAACTCGCCGTCCAGGTACGCGGCCAGCAGGTTCGACGGGTACGACGCGCGCAAGCTGTCGATGTAGCCGGCCGGTAGGTTCGCGGCGTTCGACATGGTCGACGCCTTGATGATCCGATAGCCCTCGACCGGATTCCGCTTCCAGCGGTCGTAGACGAACCGAAAGCCCTCGGGCGTGGTCGCCACGCCGACGGTGTTCAAACTGCCGTCCGGCTTCTTCTGCCGGTTGCGGGAAATGATCTTGGTCCAGACGTCGCGCGCCTGTTCCTCTTTCAGCGT